CAATGATGGCAACAGCTTGGTTGATTGGGCAACCAACAACAACGGTCTTGGCCTGGTCACAGAAGATGGTAACAATGCAACCAGCAACTATGCTGCTGCATTCTACCCCAGCTGCTTGACCACAGACCTTGGAGGCAACACAGTGGTACAGCCACCAAGCCACATGATGGTACGCACAATCTTGCGTAGCGATGCTGTGAGTTATCCATGGTTGGCTCCAGCAGGCACACGTCGAGGTGTGGTTGACAACGCTGCTGCCATTGGTTACATTGATGCAGCCACAGGTGAGTTCCAGCAGATTGGTGTAAGCCAGTCAGTACGCGACATCTTGTACGAACGCAACATCAACCCAATTACGTTTATTCCAGGAATTGGTATTGTAAACTTTGGTAACAAGACCACTACCACAACAACCACTGCACTGGATCGAATCAACGTGGCACGACTGGTTGCATTCCTGCGTGGACGCCTGGAAGAAATTGGCAAGTTGTTCTTGTTCGAACCCAACGACGAAATCACTCGTAATGAAATTGCCAACGTTTGCAACAGCTTGATGATTGATCTGGTATCCAAACGAGCCATCTACGATTACCTGGTGGTGTGCGATACCAGCAACAACACACCAGCACGTATTGATCGTAACGAACTGTACGTAGACATTGCTATTGAACCAGTCAAGGCAGTGGAATTTATCTATATTCCGTTGCGCATCAAGAACACTGGCGAAATTTCAGGCGCTGCTTCTTAATCAACTGGTGGGGGCAAACACCCCTACCAATTCAGGTAAATAAACATATAGGAGATATACAAAATGGCAGTTTCATCATTACAGCGCATGACAGTTCCAGTGGGCAGTGCCGGCGAAGGCGGCGTCCAGGGCATGTTGATGCCCAAATTAAAATACCGATTCCGTGTGTTCTTTGAAAACCTGGGCGTTTCAAAACCTACAACAGAACTCACAAAACAAGTGGTCAGTGTGTCACGACCTAATTTGACATTTGAAGAAATAGCAATTCCAGTCTACAACTCAACACTCAAGCTAGCAGGGCGCCACTCTTGGGCAGATATCACTTGCTCAGTACGTGATGATGCCACTGGCGAAGTCAGTCGCTTGATTGGCGAGCAGTTGCAAAAGCAAATGGACTTCTTGGAAATGGCATCAGCCAGTTCAGGTATTGATTACAAGTTTACTACCAAGATTGAAATATTAGACGGCGGCAACGGAGCGTTTGATCCTGTGGTTCTTGAAACATGGGAACTGTACGGTTGCTATCTTAAAGGTGCCAACTACGGCGATCTAAACTACAGCTCAAACGAAGCAGTCACTGTTGAAATGTCAATTGCTTACGACAACGCCAATCAGACACCTGGCGGATCTGGAGTTGGTGCAGAAGTTGGCCGAGCTCTTGGTGATGTTGTGACAGGTGCTGGCCAAGCTAGCTAACGCTAACAAGGTCTAGCTAATGTCTAACTTCGGTCAAGACTTTCTCAAAGGTTTTACCAACGTCAATACCTTGCGTGACTACACTCACGCAAGCAAAACGTTTACGTCCAATCAATACGAACTTAAACCCAGGTTTAAGTTTCTTTTTCACGTTAGTTTTACTCTCAACACACAGATCCCGTCGCTGAATCAGTTTGTTAGTTCTGGTGATATTTCCAGTCTTAGTTATGTGGTCAAAACAGTTGATTTGCCCAAGTACAATGTCAAGACTGAAACACTCAATCAGTACAACCGTAAACGTGTGATACAAACAGGCATTGAATATCAGCCTGTGACTTTGACGTTTCACGACGACGGCGGAGATGTGGTTCGCAATTTGTGGTACAACTATTTCAGCTACTACTACAAAGATCCTAGCCAGAAATATCTTAACCCCAACAACACCAACGGCAGTGCTGGCGCCAGCGAAAACTCTCAAACAGGTTTCAACTACAACGGCAGAGACATCTATGATGATTATCGTCAAGTCAATGACTGGGGCTACATTGGAGAAGCCATCAACGACGGCACCAATTCAATCAATTCCAGCACAGGAAAGCCTCCGTTTTTTCGAGACATTAGAATATATGGCCTGGACCAGCACAAGTTTGCAGAGTATGTGCTGATCAATCCCTTGATTACCAACTGGAATCACGATACCTACAACTACAGCGAAGGTGGAGGTACCATGCAGAATACCATGACCATTGCGTACGAAACTGTGAAATACTATACAGGTGCAATTGGCAGTCAGCGTCCTGACGTCAATGTGCAAGGTTTTGCTGACCCTGCACACTACGATACCACAGTAAGCTCACTGAGTCGCCCAGGCAGCACCAGGTCAGTGTTTGGCCAAGGCGGCTTGCTGGATGCTGGCAGCGGCATTTTGAAAGATTTGCAAAGTGGCAGCCCATTGGGACTGATTGGTGCTGCACAAAAAGCACTCACTGCTCGAAACACATTCAAAGGAAAAAATATTGCATCATTGGCCAAGAGTGAAGCAACTGCCATTGGCACCAGTGCTATCACATCGGGCATTAGAAATAACGGTGGTAGATTTTTTCCAACACCTAAATCTCCGTCAACTAACTAAATGTTATGAGCAGTATCAATTCCACCAATTACAACATTGATCAAACAGTGCGTGTGTTTGACAGTTTCTACGAGTACGATGTCAATGTTCCTGCGGCAGAGTATGATGTGGTGTACAGTTACTTTCAAAAAGAAATGACCACTGCTGCAGCAGCTGGTAATTTCACAGTGAGCTTGTTCAGAGTAGCTGAAGAAACTGGTATTCCTGCCATGGATCTGCTGCAACAATTTCAGGGACAAAACGGTGTGAATCTAAACGTGCAGTTGGCCTATTTTCTCAACAGCATACGCAACAAGGCCACATTGCTGGGCGTGGGTGTGCCTGTACAAAGCAATAGATACGCTGCAAGGTTAGTGGTACAATGAGCAAATGGGCACAAGGCACATACGAAGTCATCAACAAAGACAAGTATGTGGGTACTCGTGCCCCTCGCTATCGGTCGGGCTGGGAATTCAGTTTCATGAAGTTTTGCGATTCCAACGATCATGTGCTGCAATGGGCCAGCGAAGCCATACAAATACCCTACAGACATCCGCTAACCGGCAAGCAAACCATCTATGTGCCGGACTTTTTGATCACTTATCGCACTAGAAGCAACACCATGCGAGCTGAACTGATTGAAATCAAACCCAAAAAACAAAGCGTGATTGAGTCTAAAATGAGCTCTCGAGACCGTGCAGTGGTTGCCATCAACTATGCAAAATGGCAAGCTGCCACTGCCTGGTGCAAGCGCCAGGGAATCACTTTTAGAGTGGTCACTGAAGACGATATGTTTAGGAACGGTTCCAAGTAGCTACTAAATATGGCATGACCAAAAAACTTGAAGAACTTTTTGACTTGCCATCAAGTGACGATGATCAGGACACAGAATCAGCACTGCCCACCACTCGTGAAACGCTACAAGCCCTAGACGAAGCCATTGACAAAGTGGATGCTGCACTGCCTGCAGTGCGGGGACTAGATGCCACAGATGTTGAAATGGATGAGCTAAGTGACATGGCCAAAGGCAGCTACAAAGATCTCATGGATCTTGGCATGCAAGTAGACAGCCGCTTTGCCAGCGAAATCTTTGGGGTAGCCAGCAACATGCTGGGCCATGCTATCACTGCCAAAACAGCCAAGCTGGACAAAAAACTCAAGATGATTGACCTGCAGATGAAAAAACTGCGTCTAGATCAGCAACAGCAAATAATTGACGACAAAAACGCCGAAGCAGGCACCGGGCCTGCTGTGCAACCAGGCACAGGAGTTGTGCTGAGCCGCAACGATTTGCTGAATCGCATTCTTGGTAAAGATCAAATTGCTGAAAAAGAATAAATATACGATAGGATACTGATATGAATACACTTGCAAAATACCTTGCCGAAAGCGAACGCACATACAACTACCGCATCAAGGTGGTGGGCGACGTGCCCGCAGGCTTTTTCAAAGAGCTCAAAAACAAATGTGCTCAGTTTGACATTGCCAAGATGTCTGACCCAAAAACCGCACCAGTGCGCAAGCAAATTCCGGACTTTCCGGCGTTCCCTAATCAATCAATGACCATTGTGGATGTGGAATTCAAGTACCCAGCCATTGAGCCACAGATCAAACAACTGGCACAAATACTAGGACTTGATCCAAATCGTATTGTGATGATGGCCACTCCATACGAAGAAAGTCTCGACATCGAGAGCAAAAAAATTGAAGATCAAAACAAAGATTTGTTAGATAGCCCATACCCTGCGCCAGATGCCGAACAACGAGCACTCAAGAAAGACTATGCAACTGGTCCATATGATCATGCTGTGTTGAAGAACGCATATCGCAGTAGTTTCACCATTGCCGGAGAGAAAACCCCGGCTGCCAAAACCACAAATGAATTGCCAGTGGGTGTCAAGAGTCCCATGACCAATATCAAACGTCAACCCAAGCCAGCCACTGGCGCAAACCCAAGAGGATAATCCCCATGACATTTTTTTACGATCTAAACAAAAAGCTAGATGGCATCCGTGCCACACCCGAAGTCACACACAAGCAGTTGAATGAGCGTGACATGAGTCGTGCTGCCAAAGGCTATGAAAAGTACGGCAAACAAGGTATGGAAGCATTGGCCAAGGCAGGCCGTGATGGTAAAGATCTTGACCCAGTTCGCGACAAATACAACAAGTATGACGAAAGTGTAGCAGAAGGTTCCACTGGCGATTACTCGGCTAAAAAAGCTCGTGCCGGCAAAGACATTGGTAAGCCAGGCAAGAACTTTGAAAAAATTGCCAAGAGTGCAGCAGAGCGTTATGGTTCAAAAGAACGCGGTGAAAAAGTTGCTGGTGCCGTACTGAATAAATTGCGTCATCCAAAGGAAGATGTTGAAGAAGGAACGCACACACAACATGCCATGGATCTAAATCCTGACATGGGTCGTCCTCCCAAGCAAGGCATCTTGGGTAAAATTGGTTCTGGTATCAAGAAAGCAGTTGATGTACTTGCCCCTGGCGATGAAGAATTACTACGCCGTCTAGAAAAAAGTTCTGGTGGAAGCCGTCCTCCAATGGCCAAAGAAGCAATGAGTCCAGCTAGACAAAAGAGCTTCGCTGCTTTAGCTCCTCCTACAGACAAGATCACTTTTGCTGACAAAATTGCTGGAGCCAAAAAAGAAGTAGACGAAATGCTGGGTGACGTTGCTGCTGAAGCAATGAAAAAAGCCATCGGTGGCGGTCGTGGGCGTAATTCTGAAATGAACGAAACGCAAGGTGCAACTACCTATACCGTTGCTTATAAAGATCCTAGCAAGCCGGGCAAGTCATACAGTACTCAAGTCAAGGCCACTAGTGCAGCAGAAGCAAAAGCAGCATTCCAAGAATGGGACACCACAAGTCGTTTCACTTACCTGGGTTCCAGACCCGATGTTGACACAGTTCATGAAGCCAGCACTGACAATGCGTTTGACTACAAAAATCGCAGAGAACCAGAAGCACAAAAATCTGCCAGCCGCATTCACAAAGGCACGTACGGTACTGAATATGATGGTAATCGAGATGATGCCAAAGCAATTGCTGCCAAGAAAAAAGCCGCAGCAGCAGCTGGACAAGGTTCACGTGGTCGTGGCCGCCCCAAGAAAAATGCTGACAGCGACACAGGTCAAGTCATGAAACCTGACTTTTCAGCATTTGGTGTTGGTGGCAAAGTAAACCTACCCAAGCACAAAGGTGCTGTGACCCGACACAAAATGAGTGACAAAGAGCCTGGCAAAAAAGTCAAAGAAGGTTCTGACCATGGGCAAGCACAACAAATTTATAACGACCTTGCTGATATTCGTGCAGTAGCAAAGCAAGCACAACGTGGTGGTGAATTCCCACAAGGATTTGCTAGTCGTTTAGAATCTGTGCTGTATGCAGCAATGACCTTGATTAAAAATCAACAGTCAGGTGACGCACAAGTTAGCGAAGAAGAGCTTGATGAAAAAGCAGTAAGCAAAAAGCAACAAAAGTTCATGGGCATGGTTCATGCTGCACAAAAAGGCGAAAAGCCTGCTAGTGGAGCAGTTGCCAAAGTAGCAAAAGAAATGCCTAAAAAAGCAGCCAAAGACTTTGCTGCAACAAAGCACAAAGGCCTGCCAGAAAAAGCAGAAGAATCAGACAGTCCCACTGACAGCAGCAAAAAAGTCAGCAAACGCAGTGCCAAGTCAGAAGAAAAAGTTGATGAAACCACAGTGAGTGGCAGCGTGGCAACAGCACCTGCTGCAGGCGGCAAAAAATCCAGTGGTGGATTTACGTTTGGTGGCGGCATCTATGACAGCATGAACCGTAACTTGGAAAACATGATCTCTGAAAGCATGAGTCGCCTGGACGAAAGCATGAGCATGAATATGAGTCTGAACGCAGACGCACAAGACGGCCAAGGCAAGAGCCTGACCATCACAGCCACTGGAGACGATGCAGACAAACTGGCCATGATGTTGAAAATGGCTGGCATGGGCAGCGACCACGATCATGATCAGGCCTACAGTCAAGCACCTGACATGGTGGATGAAAACAAGCCAGATTATCCTACCAATACTGAAACCAGCAATGACGCATTTCAATACTCAGGTGGCCTGAACAAACCTAAGTCAACTGGACAGACCACAATTCCTGTGATTGCCAGCCAAGAAGAACGTCAGTACACCAACGAAGGTCAAGGACCAAGTGACGCAGAACGATTGGATCATTATCATGACCTAAAAGCAGGCGGCATGGATCCTGATGAAGCTGAGGAAGAAGCATACGGCACAGATGACTGGTACAATGACATGAACGAACAAGATCCCATTGCTAGAATGATGGAAATGGCCGGCGTCAAGAAAAAGAAGCCTGATTTCCTGGACGTTGACAAAGATGGTGACAAAAAAGAACTGTTCAAAAAAGCAGTCAGCGACAAAGAAAAGCAAGTTGACGAAAGCATTTTTGCAATGACAGCAAACTTGTGGAAATCATACAAAGGACAATAATGAAAAGCCTACGCGATTATCTTGAAGAATCCGAACACGCTGCCTCTAATCCTGTGGAGGGCGACATGTTTGCCATTAACATTCGTGAAGAATGCCTGATTGAAAGCGTGGTGGTAGAAAGCCGCAGCGACGGTGTGGTGATTGCTGCGGATGATCGCATGATCGAGTTGCTGGAAAGCTACGGCTACACATTTGAAGAAACCTGTATGGAGTGCGGCGGCTCAGGCTGTGGCTGCGGCAGTACAGAACAACACAGCAATGCTGCAGATCAAGATCCTGGTGAGTATGATCAAGAAGGTTCCATGGCCAAAGACGATCTCAACACCATTGTGACTGCTGCTCGCCGACTCATGGACCTACTGGGCAACAACGACAACATGCCTGAGTGGACTCAGAGCAAGATTGATCGTGCTGCTGACTATGTGGACACTGCTGCTGACTATATTGCCAGCAAGAAAACTAGTGGCGTTATGGAAGGCGACAGCGAGTCCAATCCTGTGGCTCGTGCTATCCTGCACCGTATCATGATGCAACACACTGGCATGCTGGCCCAGTACGGTCCTGAACAAGTGATGAATGCTGTGGATGAAGTTGCTGACCGCGTGAACATAGGTCCTGATGATGAAATTGGCTCCAGCGATGTGAGTGGCTATGTGCGTCAAGTGCAGCAGATGCTGGACAGCCCGCGTGAGCAAGATGTGGCGGAAGAAGCCTACAGATACGGAGCTGGCGGTGAGTGGGACAAACGCAATATGAAAGCCAAGAATCCCGAAATCGAGCGCGATTTAAAAGCCTTTAAGGTCTGGATTAATGGCGGGCCGTCAACGACACTCGGACCTGGCGGCCTGACCAGCATTATAGATGGTGTGCAAACTTATTTTGAACGCATTAACCCAACTGATGATGCTGCTGTTGCAAAAATACTACAGAGCATTTTTAAATCAACTATTGGACAGCTCAGAACAATAAAACCCCCACCAATGTGGGCGCAATATTTAAATCCAGTATTGGATGCAGCCATTAAGGAACCGATGAATCAAGGTAACCCTGCAGCACCTGCTGCTCGCACTGCGCCAGCTTTGGGAGAGCCGCCTGCAGCACCTGCTGCACCTGCAGCACCTGCAGCACCTGCAGCACCTGCTGCACCTGCTGGCAAAAGATTTAATACAGCAAATGCCACAACGGTCACACCGAGGCCAGTTACCCCAGTGGCCCCTGCAAGAATTGCTGCTCCAATGATGCGGTTGCGTGAAGCAAACCAAGGTGTAGCCGAAGGTGGCTTCAACGACGACGGCAGTTACAACACCAGCGACGACGAAGCAACTGACTTTGACGAATACGATTTTGATGATACAGAATTAGGCGAAGCCGAATACCAAGGCCGCAAAG